ACCTATCAGATTAAACTCGTTATCCCAGACACACAATCTATGACGATATATTCCATCTTTTTGTCCCAAGTAGTTCCAGAACAACTCTGTCTCATGTGTTATTGATATATAGGTGTTTTCGTTCCAACGAATCATCTGAGATCCGCCCCGTAAATCAAACTTTACAGGCAATCCTGGATTTACAACAACTTGCTCACATCTTGCGGGAAGATCTGGATAAGTCTTAACAACTTCAACTGGAGAAGTCCATTTAATAAAATAGTAAGGCTTGTCAAGGATTGGATACCAGTTCTTTTCACAATAAGAATTATCTTTGCCTGGAGCAGGTATTCTAATTCTTGACTTTTCTTTGGCTTCCCACTTTTTCTTATTGATTTTAATTTCAACTAGTTCCATGCGACCTTCACCCGAAGGCTTTACATCTCTTCTGACACCAACCATATAATATTTATTATCCCACTTAACAAGACGGGCATCTTCTAACCCAACAAACTCCCAAACGGGCGGGATATCATTTTTGCTTGTATCAATTAAACAATAATCTGTAACCTCAAGATCATTATTCATTCTAACAAGATAGTTTGTTGTGCCTAGCTTTGCATCTTTTTCTGGATGAAGATATGCAAGTGGTCCCCATCTTGAAGGAAACTTTTGAGTATTTTCTGAATGAAATAGCGTGTAGTTTGTATGACGAAGATTAACTAAGATATCTCCGTCATCATCTATCATTACAGAAGGATTCATCAAGCCCGTGCCAAATGTAATATCTTTAGGGATTACAATGGGTGCTAGTTTGCCCCCAGCACTTACGGCTCTTTGAACAAGATTCATTATGAATTGATATCTACTATTTCACATTCTCCAGAAACACATGCAAGTGCTTGAGTTCCTGTTGTTGAATCTTCCAGCTCGTACAATGACAAAGCTGTCCAGTCAATCTTCTTAGGCATCTTTGCTGAAAGCTCTTTAAATGCTGTTTCATCAATCTCTTGATACGGAGCCTGAACATATGTATGCTCTGAATATGGCAAGAATGAAATTCCAGATACCTCATCAAAGTGCTTGTATACCCATGCTCCAACTTCCATCCATTCATCTTCCTTTACAGAAACTGTAATAGATGGCTTATGCTCACACCAGTGACGTTGATATGTTAGCCAAATTTCAAGTTGTTGAATAGCGGTAAGCTTATCTCTAGTAATAGCATGTGATGGTGCTTTTACTGGAAATGAAAATACCGAAGTATCATTTGGCTTCATTACATCGTCTTCTGTAGGAATACCTGAATCCTGTAAGAACTGTGTAATTGGATCTTTCTTATCACCACGAACTGTGCGAATATAATATTGTGAATGCCATGGATGCATTCCTGAAGACACCCCGACCAATTGGGAAACTGTTCCTGAAGGCTTCACGCAAGTTACTGCTGCTGATGCAGGAATCCCAATTTTCTCTGCTTCAATTACGTTTGTTGAAACTGCATACTCACGAAGATCGTCAAGTACCTTTGCAAGTTTTTCTGTTCCTTCTTGTCCAGAGAAGAACTTGTGCCCAAATTGTCCAGTTAATGAAACTCCAAGTAGACGTTCTTCTTCTGTATTATCCTTCCAAATCTTTCGGATATACTTGAAATCAGTTAGGGTTGATTGCCACGTTCCAAGAATTGACGCAAGGCGAACCTTATTCTTAACATCTTCAACTGTATCCTTTTCACGTAATACGACTTCTGATAGATTACAAAACTGATAAGGTCTGAGAATGATTTCTGAGCATGGGTTTGTCCCATAATGAATCTCCGATGATCTGCGGCCGTATTTAGCCGCTTGTGCTTGCGCTGCTGCCACATTGTAAATTCCTCTTTCTCCAGACTTAGAATCATAAAGTGATTTCCACTCTGCAATAAACTGTTGCATCTCTGGTTTGCGGGAATATGCAACAGAGTTGTTTGACAAAGCACGTTGAGAGTTCTTCTCCCACCAGTTACCAGCCTTTGCTTGTGCCATTTCAATATCATTAATGTTAGAAAGTGAAATCATAGCAGAACGGCGAACTCCACCAACTACAACTACTTCACCAATCTTACACATAATGTCATGAGCTTCAATTGGCTTTAGCTGACGACCAAGTGCTCCCTTAAATACTTGAATAGTAAAATCAAATAGATTTACAAGTGGTTGAGGTCCTGATGAACGCCCACCCATTGTCTTTAGGCGAGCACCTGAAGGACGAACCTTGCTGATATCAATTTGTGGAATCTGACCAGCCCAAAGAAGTCCCAGCAACTCACGATAAGCTTTTGCCCAACCCTCTTTTGAATCTCCAACAATGACTGTAGTTGATGATTTCTCAAGTGTTTCTGGAAGTGCGGGGATCTTATTAATGTACTTATACTCAACAGAGAATCCAACACCTGTTCCACACATAAGGATATACATTGCTTCATCAAATGAACGAGCATTGTCTACAGGAAGAAATGCACAATTGTATCCAGAAACATTTTCTCTTTCAAGTGCAGGTCCTGCAGTCATGACAGAACGCATTGATGGCATAACATTACGATTAAATACTGCATCACGAAGTTCTGCAAGAATCTTATCGTCTGGAACATACCCATGCTTCTCACGCAATTGAATTACCATAAACTTAAAGTAACGGTCTACAGTTTCACCCCATGTCTCACGACGATTTTCATCTTCTAGCCATCTCGCATAACGAGACAGTGCGATAAAATTTTCATATGGGTTTTCAATTGTATTAGACATGTTACTCCTAGGTTGGATTTGAATTAGAGATTAAGTGTATCACACTCAGTCTTTTAAAATCAAGATTTTAAAGATTTTCGTTTATTTCTCTTAGTCTTTGAACAGCTGGCTTTGTTACCTTTTCCCAGTTGTAGTCTTTATGGATTAGGAAAGCATTTTTGTAAGCTAGGTCACTATATTTATCATAGTTCTCTGCAACATCTTTCATGTAGTTAATTAAATGCTCATAGTTAGGTCTGTACATTTCGCCAGGATGAATTGTAGGCCATGGAGAACCAACTTTTTCTGAACCTAAAGGCATTGTGATATATCTTGCATATGTAGCCCAGGCTTCTGTGCAAATAGTAGGTATTCCTTTAGCCATTGCTTGGAGAGGATTTAATCCAAACCCCTCGCCCCATGACGGATAAACAAAAACGTCGCACAAGTCATACAAGCCATTCATTTGCTCGTTTGACAAAAGTGCTTCAATGGTTTTAATATTTGGATAAAATGCTCCAGGAGAACCACGGACTTCTCCAGTATCTGGATCAAAAATTCTAGTAGTGTTTATGCGACTTGCTTTTAACACAAGCTCAAAGTTTGGATCTTTACCAAAGATTTCAGTAAATGCTCTAACAACCATCTGAGCATCTTTTCTAAAGTAGGGTTCTCCGACATGCAAAAATCTAAAAGGGCGGGATTCGTTACGAGTTCTCTTTAAAGGAATCCATTCATCCTCTACACCATGCTCATAAACAAATACAGGCTTATCAGTATATTTTCTAAATACATCTGCACACCATGGAGAAGTTGTCCACATCTCATCAATGCCAGTTTTTAAAGGTTGCTCCCAGGATTCTGGAATCCAAGTAGATTCCCAAGGTGTATATCCAATTTTATATTGATGCTTGCCAAACTTGTACATATTTGGCTGAATGAATGAAACGGAAATTTTAGACTGTGGGTCTCCAATTACACATTCAATTCCTTGCTTATTTAATTCTTGAAAGATATGATATGATGCTTCGCCATATCCAACGTTGCGATCCATATACTCTGGAGCACCCGTCCAAGATACCTTCATTTACGCTCCTGACTTGTTTTTCTTAGTATATCATGATACGATTGAAGACACTACTCTTTCCCTAGGAGGTACATATGAATAATATGAACAAAGCAAGGATAAGAACAGTGTGGACTATGGTTGGTGTGACTATTCTCACACTAATTTCTGGGATTAATTCCAGTGTTCACGCTTTAACAGCACAAACTATCGTGTATAATAAAAATATATTATATATTAATAAATATACTAATTTAGTTAATATTAAAAATATTATTAATATAGATATAAATAATAATAAAAGCAATTCCAATGAGGAAGTTTATTTAATTAATGATCTTTCTACTGGAAAAACTTTTGAAATGCCCGCTTATAGCAAAATGCTAAATTTAAATCAAAGAGTAGATTCAAGGGTAATAATCTCAAGACTTGCAAATGCAATCCTTAGCCAAGAAACTGGCGGGGTTGACGCTTACTATCGCAAGTCTTATTCCAGTAGTGCATGTGGAGCTTTCCAATACATGTCAACATCATGGAATAACTTTATGGGTTACAAGAGTGCTTGCCAAGCACCAGAATGGGTTCAGGACCAACGCATGATTAATGAACTAAAATCATCTTATGCTACCTACCATAACTGGGCAAAGGCTGTGGCAGCTCATCTTTACCCATCAAGAGCAGGCAATACGGCAACTTGGAACAAACCAGTTCCAGGGAATCCTACTGTCTTCCAATATGTCTCATCTGTATTTCAGAAGGCGAACATAGCGTACTGATGAAAATTCAAATTTTTTCACAGTATTACAACTTAGCGCAGGCGGGCAGGGTAAAACCTCTCGCCTGTCCTAATCATAAGAACGATTACGTAATTCATGAGATAACTTACTGGCTAGTACATAAAGAACAAGACGATAAAGTCGTGCTATACTGTACAGCGTGTGGGTATGAGCAAATAGCTGGCCTACAACTATATGAAAATTTAATTGAGCAGATTAAGAGGATAGAAAATGCAGGAGCCTAATTTGGGAGATTACTTTGTAGTTAGAACTACAGGAATTGCAGCAAGACTAATTCAACTGGGAACTTGGTCAAAATGGAACCATGCTGGAATTTATATTGGTCATGGGCAAGTCGTTGAGGCTCGCCCGACAGGAGTATCAGTTTCTCCACTTTCCAAATATGCGAATAATCAGATTATCTGGAATACTGATGAAAACTCGCTTACTGAGGCTGATCGGAATAAGCTCGTATTATTTGCCACAGGATTCTGTGGAGATGGATACGGCGTCTGGTCAATTCTTGCTCTTGGATTCAAATGCCTGGGACTTTCTATATTTCCTGTCAACTGGCTGGCGGAAAAAGAAAACAGAGTAATCTGCTCACAACTCGTAGCATGGTCATATTCTCATGTTGGAGTAAAGCTAACACATAAGCGTCATGCATTAGTTACCCCGAAAGACTTAGCAGAGCGATTGAGCCGAAAGTAAGATTTAATGGACCTTTTGCCAATTGTTGATGGAAGATCATGTGAAGGATGCACAAAATGCTGTGAGGGGCATTTAAGGGCTGATATCAAGCTATCTGATGGTCGTGAGTCATTCATGGGAATGAAAGATGATATGTCTTTAAGCCCATGTTCATTTGTGCAGCAAGGTTTTGGATGCGGGGCATATGAGGAAAGACCAATGTTGCCCTGTAAGCTATTTAAGTGTGACTACTTGACAGATCCGACAATGCCTGATAGTTTTAAACCCTCAAGAAGTAATGCAATCTTCACCACCCGCACAATTAAGGGTATTGAATATACGATGCTGATTGAGGCGGGACGGAAACTGGATTCAGAAGTCCTATCTTGGGCAATATCAAAGCATTTAGAAGAAGGAACAAACTTCGCATGGAGAGTATTGGAGAATATTTTCTGGATAGGTGATGAACCCTTCAACAATATGATGGCAGAAGATTACCCATTACTCACAGAAACCTCTCATGGCAAAGATACACATTGAAAGAGCGTATATTGAGCCGTTTGAGGAGGAAGACCCCCAATCCTTTCAAATTTTGATTCACGTGAAACAAGGTAATGATAAGGGTCAGATTGACCACATATTTGCAGGAAAAGTAGAGCTTACCCACAATATACAATGGCTTCATACCTATACCGCCGAAAATGGAGATCTGGTAATCAATAACTCGGCGGGAATGGAAGCCAATAAGTGGGATTATTTAACAAGGGAGATAATAGACAATGGCTAAGTATGTATTTATAGTATTGGGTACTATATTTGTATGGGAGTATTTGAGGAGATAATATGGGGAATCTAGGGGAAAGCATGGAGTCTCTTGCTGAATTCCAGGCAATATTTGAAAATATCCGTGAGCTTCTAGGTGCAATATTCATCCAAGAGCAGCGTAACTATGATATGCTAGTAATGATTGCAGATAAGCTAGGTGCTGATACTGATAAGATGATATCTTTGCACGAACAAGGTTCTGTGCTTGCTCCCGCCCCATCTTTTATATTTGAGGATGAAGAAAATGATGTTCAATCTGAGTGACACATGTCACGATATAAAATTTACGCTTACTCCTGGAGAAGATACCTATCACATTTATACTGATAAGTATTTTTTCATCATTCCTAGATCTGGATTACATAATCTACAATATGGTCTAAATGCTCATTATAAGCATACCGAGCTACTTTTTGGATTTACAGATGAAGAATTGACCATCTTGCAGAAAAAACGTCCTAAAAGATCTGCTATTGATGAAATTAACTATCAGATAGAGAGAAAGTCTTATAATGGAGAGGTTATAGCTCCTTCTGATCTGATTTCCCGCCTTCCTTATATGTCTCAATCTAGAAATCGCAATGGAAAACAGAATATTGCTGATTCCAGATGGAAAAATGCTATCAGAAATGAAAATCCGAAGGTTTTGAGACTCATAGAATGGTTTGAAGAAGAAGAATCCTATATTCGCACTAAATTTCCTGATGTACATTGGACAAAAGGTACATTTTCTATCTCTCCATGTCATATTTATCCAGTTAAAAAGGATAGAGGAGAAGATTCTTGGACTCCCGACAAAATTTTACGTGATTTGAGCATTGTAAATAAGTGTTTTGATAAAATTTCATCATCTCCACTAGCTGGAAAGCATGCTATAAATGAAAATGATGCTCAAATAGCCCTAGATTATCTAGACACCTTTGATTTTCATGATCTTTCTATCTCCCGCCAAATTTTTTATCACATTTTGACTCGTAGAATTGCTCAAAATTTCTACCAAACTTATTTTATAACAGATATTGATCTAGATATCTAGTAAAAATCCTTATTTTCTGCTTCTAGGGATTCTTTCAGTTCTTTTGCATGTAATCCGCAATAGTGAAATATGCCATCATTGGTATGAATTGTCTCTTTGAATTCCCGCCAACATTTGTCACATGTTTCCATATTTTTCCAAATACTCAATAGCAGATTTTAATGTACTTATATTGTCTTCAAATTGACCTAAAGAAATATTGCATCCAGTACACAAGATACCTCTAGCCTTATTTTTATTGTGACAATGATCCATAGAATCCTTATCTGTAATGGCATCTAGGCAAATTGCACACTTACCGCCCTGTTTTTCAAAAATAGCATAAAATTCTTCTTTTGTAACACCATATTCCCGTAATCTACGTCTCCAGGTCATATCTTCATTTTCCTTTAAACGTAATTCTTCGTTATTTGCTCTACGATCTTTTAAATATTTTTTATGACATTCTCTACATTTACTTCTATCTTTTAAAAATAAAGAAGATTCTCCTATTGTCCCGCAATTTTTACATGTTTTCATGAATCTCCAAGTATTTGACCATATTTTCTAAAATTTCCACGCTATCTTTTGCAGCACCTAAACCAAGATTGCACTTTCTGCATAAAAGGCTTCTAATTTTACCTGTTTTATGATCATGATCTACAGCAGAATAGTTTTTTATCTCTTTGTGACATATATCACACTTATAATCTTGATTTTTAAGCATGTTTTCAAATTCTTCCATGCTTAAATCATATTTTCTTTTAAGAGCATAAGCTTTCCAAGAATTTTTATAATATCCCATATTTTTACTAACATGCATATTTGTAACCTCTGCCTTACATGGCTTACAATATGCTGTTATTCCATCAGGTCTTGAAGCATCATTCCAGTATTCTGATCTTTCTTTACGCTCCCCGCATTTTGGACATCTTTTATGTGTTGCTGAATTTCCTTTATTGTATCTCATAACTGTATCATACCATACTTTTAATAACATTTTAAAATGAACAAAAATGTGATTCCCAATTTTCCATGTATGATTCGCATTGGAAAGCCAAAAACGATTTTCAGAATAGTGCGCCCGAAATGTCCGAATTGTCTGGAGTGTCCTACCAAAATGTGGCGCACATCACAAACTATTTTTAAAAGATGTCCGAATTGTATGCATTTTGGACTTGAAAATGTCAGACCCCTCTGTTATATTTATCTTATTGAAAGGGAGAAACCCAATCAAACGAAAGTATCTTGAAAGGATAACTAAATGAAAATGAAACTACACTTCCCAGCCCAATCAGGCTACAATGTTAAAGAGTCTACAACCTGCTCGTGTGGCAAGACTATCCGCTATTGGCGAGGTAGCCCGCTATCTACATGGATGGCTACTGATTCAGGTATCTACTGCACAGGAAAGGTGGCAGAATAATGTCATACTCATTTGATAAAACTAATGACCGTTGGTCTGAACTAGCAGACGATTACCAATCTATGCTAGATGAATTGGCTTCTGAGGATATGGAAGATGTCTTTATCCCCGTTGCACACTTTGACCCTGATGAGGTGTTGTAATATGGAAAAAGATATTTTTGGTTTCGCTGATGCGATACAACTAGACCACTTAACCGATGAACAACTAACAGTTGTTGAAGATATTTTTAAAGATTGGAAATAAATAAATGATGACTCGTAAAGACTATGTTTCTATCGCTAAGATTCTTAATTCATATTTGACAGAATATAATTCTGAATCCCGCCCGTCATTCGTTGCAGAGTTTGATGATTCGTTGGTTCAACCTTTTATTAAAATGTTTGCAAAAGATAATCCTAACTTTGATGAAAATAAATTTTGGGATGCGTGTTTCGGAGATTAATTTCTCCGCTGTTGGGCCGACCCACCGATCCAAGGCCGACCCGCTCGGGCGTGTCGCATACTGTGTGACGAAGCTCACAAAAATAGTTTTTTTACGTGTCCGATTTGTACACATATACTGGCGGGTAATGTCAGACCCCCCTGCTATAATACTCGTATAAACAAAAGAAAGGAATTCCAAATGAATTCACTAATTATCAAGGGTGGTTGCACAAGCCACGAAAATTGTCCAAACGAGTTTTATATGGAATGGGATAAATGCACAACTTGTGGCGTTTATGTCAATGTAGACCAAGAGTTTAATGAAGGTGATGAAATTGAGTATGGTTGCCCGAATTGTGGTGATTTACACAAATTCTCAGTGTGATATAAAACACACAGACACAACGGCGTGTCACCTTGATTTTTCCCAAACAACCTGCTAGAATACTCAGTATTAGAAACTAAAGAAAGGTGGTCAAAATGACTACACTAGAAACAATAAACATATTCGCTGAACTCGGACTTTCGGGTGCATTAGAAAATCGTATTATTCATGAATACAATAATGGCGGAGTAAAATCTGCTTATGGTTTATCTAACTTATATCGTGCGATTATCATTAAATGGTTATTCGCTGTAAATCCTAAGTGCTACTGTGTGGAGTGTATCTAATGAAAACTCTCATAATGCTAGCACTGCTTGTCAGCGCCTTCGTGTATAATTACCTAAACAATAAGAAATGGAAGCACTTAGACTAATGAAAAAAATGCTATTCGCTCTAGTGGTAATTCTTCTCCTGATTATCACAAGTCCCGCCCAAGCACGGGTTTATCATGTCCATACAATTAAACTATCAAAGACTCATGCAGCTAATCCATTTAAGGGCATGAGACACCAAAGGCTCAAAGTAGCCCGCAAAGGCACAGTTTTGGTTTATCACCCATAAACCAATGTCAGACCCTAGTGCTATACTAGGGACATAACCAACTAACAAGAAAAGGAAAAGAAACATGACAGTAGCAAACAAGACTTATCAGGTAGGCGATTTGTTCACCACTCAGAAGTCAAAGGTCACAGGCGTAATCAAGGCAATAGAGCCAAAGGACGCTAACACGACTCTTGTTCTTCTTGATGTCAATGGCGAGGAACGCTTCACAACCGTTACTTTCTAAGTTTAGGGAAATACCCTAGACAACCTGAGCAAGTTGTAAAACTGCTCAACAACCCAACAAGAAAAAAAGAAAAGGAAAACTAATGTCACTCAACGGATACACATATCAAATCGGAGATTTGTTCACAACTAGCAAGACAGGTGTCACAGGACGAATCCGTGATTTCACACCAATTAACTCAAAGCTAACTCGTGTAGGTTTGGTTCTTGCAAATGGTTCATATCGTTTCGCTATGGTAAAAACCTCAAAGTAATGCTATAATTTTTAGGCGGGGCTCTAGTAGTCCCGCCCTACTAATAAAAGGAGAGTAAATCAAAAATGATGACACGTAAAGACTACGTAGCAACTGCAGAAATTCTAAACTCTTATGGTTCTGAAATGCGTTTGGAAGTATTTGAGGATTTGGTAAATGATTTCGCAGAAATGTTTGCAGAAGATAACGAAAGATTTGACTCAGATAGATTCTGGGACGAATGTTTTAAAACTGTAAATCACAATTAAATAAAATTCCTGAGCAAGAATTAAAACTGCTCATGATCCATAATAAATAATTGAAAGTTCAACTATCAGATGCGGGCCGACCCGCACTCGGGCGTGTCGTTTACGGTATGATTTTTATCACATTATTTGAGCGTCTCACAATATGAAATTACTCGTGGGTAAGTAGAATAATGTCAGTACGTTCTGTTATACTAGGGGTATCAAGAGAAAGAAGGTCACAAAGTGAACCTAGAAGAATATAAGGCGTATGTCCTAG